GGCAGGTTTTTTACCAGTAACTCCATCGCCGAAATAAACCTCATAATAACCATTTGGATTTTCTTGTAGATAATAAACTTGAGAAGCTGAATCTACAGTTAAAAGTGTTTCGAACTTAGTATATACTTGATAAGAAGTTGATTGTTCATTCTCTTGGACTCTGACACGAAGTGTTGAAGTATCAGCGTCTTTATCTGAGAGTTGGAACTTCTGATTCTCTATATCATTATCCACTCGATAGAGTAAAGACTTGTGTCGGCCCTCGGCCAATTTTACATTAGTAAAAGTATAGGTGTTAGTTGAAGTATCTAAATTGGCTGATACATTTTCTAAAGTAGAAAAGTCATATGTAATACCAGAAGCTTCTGAGGTAAACTTTGACCCTCTTTTTAAAATGATTAATCCTGGTCGCGTACCACTTTCGTTCGTGGCATCTACTACTACATTTACAGTAGCTCTTGGAGATAAAACAGAACGTGGAGTATAACCTAAGAGCTTGGCTCTTGTGACTACATTACCTCTTATCTGTGCTGAATCTAAAAAGGCTTCATTCAGAGAGTAATGAGCAGCGACTGCATTATAATGCGTATTATATGAGAGTACATCTAAGAGTACATTTAAACCCGATCCCTCAAAGTCGTGGTCAGTAAACTCATTCTGAGCTTTTAAAAAGTTTTTTAGATTCTTCTTGATTTCGTCAAAATCTAATTCTGTGACATTTAAATTACTTGCCATAATATCTTACCTTATTCTTCGTAGAACTATATTAACTTGTCCTACTTCGTTAGTTTGTCTTATTAAGTACTTAACTTGTATATTATAATTATTCTGTTCGGGTATACCCTTTACAGTAATTTTAATTAAACGGATACGTGGCTCACTTTCTAAGATAACATCTTCTATATTTTCTCTTAACGCTATCTCTGTAATAGTATCCATAGGCTCAAATAAAAGAGCTTTTAAATTCGCCCCTATCTGTGGCTGAAAGGGTCTCTCAAAGAAGTTAGTAAGAATTAAATTCCTTACGGCATTCTTTATCGCCTCTGAATCTTTCAAAGGAGTGATATCATTACGGAAAGGGTGTAAAGTTAATTTTAAATCTAAATCTCTATAACCCTTAGTACGAGCGGTTCTATTAGTTACACTCTTATCTGATATGTTAATCGTACTTGATTTTCTTTCTACTGTTGCCATATACTTATTTATAACCTTTTATATGATGATTGTAATATTTTGGTTTACTTCTGTCGCGTTTTGTAGTATAATACTATTACCACTTATAGTATAATCTGTATCTAATACACCAGATACCCCATCAATTAAAACTTTACTGGGTGCGACTTCCAGAGATAAAACAGAACCGAAATTGTCAACCCCCTGTATAGTGGACTGATCTTTCACCCTGGTAAAAACGTATATATCTGGCGAACTTCCTGTATCTCCTACTAGCGGGGTCGTATTTCTAGTCAATATAGGGAGAGAAGTTTTTCCTGGATTTAAAACGGGTGTTATAGTTAAAGGGTTAGTTAGGTCTATACTCTTCGGCAGCCCTATTAAAGAGAGAAAGTCACAGAAGTCAAACATCACCCAATCTAATATCTTTCCAAGTCCTATTGCGTCCAGAAATTTCTTTACTGTATTCAACCATTCTTGTAATAGATACTTCGGCCAGTTCTCTCCAAAGTCTCTTAACCCTTCTAAGAACCTTTCCATTCTTCTTTCATCACTGATAATAAACTCGTTGGGTGTACCCCCTAATATATCCATCAAATTAAAACCCGTTCCTGGTATACTAAGTGATTCCAAAGAAGTAATTATCTGTTCTCTGACATCTTGTTTCAAGTTATCAGGTGCGTCTCGTAATTCGTCGCGTAAGCTGTCTATTCTATTTTTGATTAATGTTTCTATATCTAAACTAGTCAACGCTGGCAACGAGGGTAATCCTAAAGCGGACCATATCTCATCAAATAATTCTATTAGTTTTCCGGCAGCGCCATGTATTAAACCTAATGCGCCTTTGTTTAATTGTGCCATTATATATGAAAACAATGCCTCCAATTTAAAGTCGTCACTTACTAACCCATACTCCCCATCGTATACTTTATAGGGGTCTGGAATTAATGCATATAATTCGTTTAATTGGTTTACAAGCTGACCTTTTAGTGTTATAATATAAGTAGCATCAGTAAAGAACTTTAGTAAGTCTATATTAATCCCTATCCCTGGAATAGGAACAACAAAGTTTATTGGAGTTATCTCAGCGATTAATTCTAGTATCTTAACTTGGACGTATAGATGATATTCTTGTATCAACGCTGTAATGCGCTTCTCCCACTCGATCTCTGGTATTGTGAGAGATGCAAAGACTGGAGAAGAAACACTGATAGGAAACGCTCCTAGTAAGTCATCTATTTCCTGGAGTAAATCTTTTATTTCTTGTTCTGGTCTATTCGCAAGTTGAATAAAGATATTGGTTAAGTCTCCCTTAGTAGGAAGAAGAACCGCGGAACAAGGGATATCGATTCGGGTAGACATAGTTAAGAAGGCGTTCCGTTAAGATATATTTGAGGCGCTGTAAGTAATATGTTCCCTTTACTATCGAAAGTTATAGTAGAAGTAGAATTCGTGGCATGTGTGATTTTAATAGTTTCAGACCCTGATTTATTTTCTATCTCGAAGAGATGACCTGCCTGCGATTTATATACTTTCTTGGTAGTAGAGTGTTCACTAGGAACATCCACGACGCCATCAGTCTGTGACGAGATCGATCCCATCACCATTGGATCCTGTGCGCTTGGACCGTCTCTAAAGAATCCTACCACCCATGAGCCTATCTCTAATTGATGTGATGATCCATTTCCTTTAAGTCCCGCTGATGTAGTAGGCATCATTACAGTCGCCCAGGGAAGATCACTAGTCTTTAATACTTTTTCATCCTCTTCATACCAACCAAAAGGTCTGACTTTTACTCTATTCATTTTTTCTGGATCGTCAATATCTTCTATCACACCTGTGAACCAGGAGAATTGTTGTTCTACAAATTCGTCTCTTCTCATTATATTACCTCTTTCTTATCTAAATCGACACTGCTTGAGTTTCTTTTCACAGTTACACTCATCAGATAGTCATTTGTTTTCATATCATGTACTATATTAGTAACTAAATATTTTCCACTTTGAACTTTATTCACAGTTTCTTTCGCTTTACTTTCTATTCGCGTCTCTGGTATTTCTATTTCTATAATCATTCCCACATTTAATCTAAAATCGCCGGGTATTAATATCTCATGTGATTGATATTCCATATTCTCTAAGTGTGAATAACCTTTTCCTACATTACTTTGAAGTGTCGCATAGTAATTATCTTTCTTATCAAAAGATTTACTATTAAGATTAAAGAAAAAGTTTTTCGCTGCAGGGAAATCTGTTAAGCTTTTTTCTTTTATTTTATTTTCTCCATCCAAATCCGCAAAAGGTTTAAATTCTTCTATGGTTGAATTGGTATCTTTCTTATAATTATATATTTTTTTGGATGTTGTTTTAGTAGCTATATCAAAGAAGTGAGACGTATTAGAAAAAGCCCCTTGTTGAAGTCCTGTGAACTTAGAAACACTATAGTCTGAAGACATTTCTATGATTCTTTTTCTTGTTTCTTCGTAACCTTTGTCTGATTCCAAATTACTAGTAAGTGTTTCTCTTATAGAATACTTATCAAATGGTTCTTGATCAATCATACTCTTAAGGCTTTTGAATTTTATTCCATTTGTGAAAGTCTCATAGAAATAATAAGGAGTTCCATCGTCAAATGTATTTACTAATAAGAAATTTATTGCACTTAATGGTTTGAGTTTAGGAAAAACTCCAGACATTTTAGGAGTCGCAGTGTCTATCTCTAGTTCTTTCTTAGGGATATCCAAATCTGACATACAGATGTTTTGAATCGTTTGTCCTACTGTTCCTTTAAAGGAATTACCCTTGGATATCACTTGATTACTGAGAATATGCGGTGAAATACACCTCATCTGATACGTCGTCAAGCCACGTTTTTCCTTGACAAAGTTCAATACCTCTATGACACGAAAATCGAGTAAATATTTTTCTTTTCCGTAGTGTGCGTTTCTATCTAATTCTACGGAAATTTTTTCATTACCAGAAAGTCTTAACCTCTCTATGTAATT